GTGCGGCCCCTCCTGCGCTCTTGCCACGTTTCCGATCTGCGATCCGAGGGTCCACCCCACGTTTCACATCAGCTACCCTAGAAGGATGCTTTTCCATTATGCCTCTGGCGAATCGTGATCCATGTCCCCCGCTTTTGGCAATTTTCTCCATTCGCGCAATGCCAATTTGCCTTCCTTTTTTGATCATCTCGGGGGTCAATCTTGAGAAAATGGTGCCTTTTTTCGCCATTATCGACTCCTTCCCTCGCTCCGCTTATATCCGCGAGTTTGATACCGATATCTTGCTTTCTCTCTTTGGGGTTTCCTGCCTCCTTTGAGTGCAGCCTGGGCTCTCTCAGCTTCTCGGGACACATCCTGCTCTGTCATCATTCGCGCCATTTCCTGGGCCGTTGTGTCAGGTGGAGGAACCGCTGCCATTTGCTCTCTGCGCGCTTCTCCTGCCTTCTTCAGTGTCTCTCTAGTTCGCTTGGGCGAGAACTTCCTTTTTCGGGCTTTCGGCTTGGTACGACGGGTTGGTGGCATTTCCCCTATGACGGTCACAACTTCCCCTGTTTGTTTTCCAGCCGTCAGATCTGTCGATTTCGTAACTCTGCCTTCGCTCTGGGTGCGCGGTTCCTTTTTGGGTTCCTTTTTGGGAGCAGGAGACATTACTTTCTTTTTGGGAGCTGTCTCATTCAAACGCTCAACAGCACTCTTGCCCGGCATGTCATACGCTGCGGTTTTCCCTCTGCCAGGGGTGCGTTTACGTTTAGCCGCCGCTTTACGCCCAATCGGTAGACGATGGATGGGTCCAGCGATGAGAGATACGCGCGGCTGGGACGGGCCTTCACGTCTAGGATCCGCTTTACGCCCCATCCCAATCGGTAGATCCTCGATGGGTCCAACTCTTTCAGAGAGAGTTGTAGGTTCGGTGAACTTATCCGCCATGTGTTGAGCATAAGGTTTGACCACATCTCGGTAGGCTATCCCCGGCACTTTCTTGAGTCCACGGCCAATGGCCTTACCGACACCCTTCAGCTTTGCTCCGAAGCCTTTTTTCTCGTCAGCCATGGTTACCTCCCTGACTTGCGGCTAGACCTATTCGCTTTGCGGCCATCTCCTCTTTTGGGACGCTTGGGTACTCGGTAACCCTTTCGATAGCCTCTCTCCATTTTCCTCGTCAACTCCGCGGCTTTCTGTTCTTTGGTCATCGCTGACCCATCAAACTCCTTCTTCGTGATAGGGCTCACTGTCACCCTCCTTGCCTCTTCCCCAACGCGCTCCTTGTACTTGAATTTTTCTTGTTTTTCCAGCTTGTGGAAACGCTGTACTGTTTTCTTCATACCGTGGGGGCCAGGACTCGTGCTCTCCGGCTCACCCCTTCGTTCTTTTGCCATGCTACCTCCCTGATCCTGACATTCTAGTTGCTTTCCTGACAGGTTTGCGTAAACCCGCAACGCTTCTTCCTTGTGCTGGAGTCGGTACTCTCGGTTTCGGTTTCTCCCCTCGTCGACGCGGGGCTGATTTCTCTAAGCTCTCTCTAAATGTTCTTTCAAGCTGCCCCTTTTCCCTTGGCGACAACCCCTCCAACTCACCGAGGGCTCCTGGTTTCCCCATCCTTGGGTGCGCTTCAGCCTTGCCTCGTTCAATCGCTATGGCCGCTTTCATGGTCTGCCCTGTCGCCAGCAACTTCTCACGAGTCGACTTTTTAACCTTGTTCGTGACGTCCTCTACTGTGACACGGGCACCACCCTTTTGAAGGAGTTTCGGTTTCGGTTTGGCGCGTCCCCCAGGTCCGGGATCCGGACGAGGTCCTCGAAGCTGTGGCATTATCGAGTCCTTTCTTTCCGGGTTTTCGTCTTGGGCCATCTGGCACGGCCTACGATGGTATTCTCGATCTTTATCAGCCCAGGGTCTCCAGCATAGGGATCAGGCCGGTTGGCACTCACTCCCTTGGGTCGGGGAACGACTCGTTTCTTGCCAAAATTCGGGGTCTCTTCTTTGAGTCTCTGCTCGAAGCTCTCTTCCGACCTCTTAGCCATCCTATCGACCTCCGCTGCGGGTAGCTTTTCTGGCTTTATACGCCCGACCTTTTGCCTTGGCTTCAGCCCTGCGTCCCTTGGATTTCCGCAGGCTCTTTTTGATCGCCTCGTTCGTAGCTGATACTTCCAGTCGCCGTTGCACTCGTCGACTAGGGAGAATAATATCCCCACCGCGGAGAGGTGGTCCGAGATCAAGCAGCTTGGCTCCTGGTTTAGCTTCGGCTCGTCCTGATTTGAGAGCAGACCTCAACTCTTTGGCTTTCGCTACCGATTTATTCGTCGGCTCCGTGATCGACGACTGAGCCAATGTTTGATGAGCCAAACTTCCTCCTAGTTTTAAGTATGCCTACGCTGTCAAGCCAAAAAGAGAAAAGGAGCAGCCGAAACTGCTCCTCGTCAATGGCGGGAAAGGACTCGCCATGGTGTGGGTCACCATCTTTAGTATGTCGAAGCTGTCAAGGCTGTCAGGGGTGTTCTATAATGTGAAACGCTGATCGTTTGAGTATCCACTCGAAGAGGCGGTAGTTGGTTGGTCCTGGCTGCCGCCTCTTTTTTTATGGGCCAGTCCTGGGCCACTTCCATCCAAAGCCCCATCGAAACGGAGCCGGGATAATACCCATGCCGCCGATCTGCACACCCAGGAACATAAACGGGGCCATCAGTGTTCGAGGTACGGCCTTCGGGTAGTTTCGCCAATTACCTAAATCACGGAGTTTAAGAAGAGGGACCCTCTTCGTCTTGAATGTTCACCAAAAGAGAGTAGCGTCAGCCTTTACGCGCTGCCAGTAGGTCCCGCCCATCCAATAGGCCAGGTCGTGCGCGTAACAGCATTGGCGCCAGTTCCCATCAAACCACTTACTACAGCCATCGAAATGGAAGTCGTAGTCGGTTTTTATCAAAGCAGAATGATCATCGTCGCAATACCCGCTCCCCAACCGCCCAGGTCCCAGAGGGACTTCTTCAGGGTGAAGCGCGGGTCCTGCAAAGAGATGATCGCACGTTGTTCTAGCTCCTGTTGAGTTTCACTACTGTCGATGAGGTCCTTTAGGATCAGTCCTCTGATCTTAGCCAGCTTATTGGCATCGAAGATCTCCCGGCCGGCAATCACAGCCATCATGAAAGCCGTAGCCATGACTTGAGCCAGGATGCCGGGATCCGCATGGGACAGCGGCTCGCCCAGGAACCTCAAAACCATCATCCACACTCCGAAAGCTGAGAAGTAGTGGATCACGAACCGCTTGGCAATGTGCTTTCTTTCAGACATATCAGAACCTCAACGGCTTTGTAGTCTTTAAGATTGTCCAGGCTTTTGTTGGTTGCTCTAAATTCTTGGAGAATTAGGTGTTTCTGAGGACCGAGATAACGGTAGCAGATGCGACCGACAGGATCAATGATCGACCATGCCGTTGTCATCCCACCGGCGAAGAGAGCGGGAAGGAGAATCTTCACTCCGGAGCCTCTCCGTTGTGGGCTTTGGCGGTTTTGAGGAAATAACCGATTTTGTCGAGAATCTCATCACCGCCTATACAGGTGGGACACTTGCACCTCTTCCCTCCTGCTTGGGGGTTTTGCTTCCGGAAACGCTCGAAGGCTTGCTCCTCCGTTTCATCTTCCCTCATGACGGGAATGTGATGCACGGTTTCGATGTGATCGTAGAGCTGGTTCTCGTTCTTGGGAAGCTTCTCGATATCCTCTACCTTCATGCCGTAGAGGGCAATGCAGTATTTACACGCAAAGGGCATTTAAGTCACCGGAAAGCGGCTGTGGCTCTATGAGGCAGTTTGGGCGATTCGATATCCCCATTCAGTTGCTTCATGATCCGCTCTCGTACAGCGTAAGGATTCAGACCCAGGACCGACGCCCAAAAGGTGAAACCCCACTCTTTGTCGTCCATCAACCAATGCAGGGCATCGTTCCTGTGGATCTCTGATTCGGTTTGCTTGGTCTTCATCTTGTGGTGGGTGGGATCCTCTTTGGCATCCTTGATGGCTTGCAGCATCACACTGACAGCCAAATGTCGTTCTCCCTGGTTTGCGTTGGATTCTATCTTGAGGGATTTCGTTGGAGTCCGCTTTGCCATTAGCTGTTTGATTTCATCAACCACCGCGCCAATCTCTGGCGCAAAGGATCCGTTACCCGCCATAGCCTCTCCAACAACCCCGGCTTCTTGTAAATGAAAGGAGCCCTCAGCCCGAAGGGTACATGGTCGCGGTGAAAGATATTGCAGTTGGCGCAGTACAGATTCTGTACGTCACCGTCATTCCAGCTTGTTCGTTCGCAGATGAGGCATTTAATCCCGGTGAGTTCAGCCCCGCTGTGACTGTCGAGTTCGCGGACGATGGCGTAACTAAGCCCCGACAAGGTAAGCGTCAATCGCCCTCCTCACAATCTCGCCCTGGCTGATCTTTTTCTTCTTGGCTGCTGCCTTCAGCATCGGGAGCTGGCGACGCTCGATGAAGTAGTTGCGCCGAACCTTAGTGAACTGCATGAACTTCGGGTCCCTTTTCATGCTGCCACCCGATGAACGATCGCCTGTTTCCAGAGCTTCACTTCGTCACACTGACAGAGCATATAGTGGATGCCGACCTGATCTCCCTCGACCCAATAACCTCCCGCTGCGTGGATGCAGAGGCTTTCCTTCTGCTCGATCCATTGGCCCAGGCGGTTTCGTTTCAGGAGGCCGATTCTTCGGTGCGCTCTGATCCTAAAACCTACCCCTGGCTTTTGAACGCTCGGCAAGTCCACATAGCCCTTCTTCTCGTAGTGATGGTAGAGAACATCACCGATGATGTTCTTGAGGAGGTTGTTACCGCGGACCTCGGCTATGGCGCGGGGAGTCTCAAGATTGGGTGGCTCGGGATGCCGTACTCCAGCACCCTGGAGACCGCCTCCGAAGGGCTGGTAGAGATTGTTCGGGATGCCCTGAATCCGCGCTGCATACCTTTGAGCGTCGAGTTGTTGATCGTCACCGAAGATTTGCGCTCGCTGATTGTCGATGTGCTGATTCAGATGGTCGTTGATCCTGCCCTGGAGATACTGCCCCGTTTGTCTCGCGGTCCCCTGCAAGCGGAAGTCCCACTCGGATATGCGGAGGTTGGCTATGGTTGCGGTGGTCGTCCCGTTGTTCCAGATCGTCGCGTTGTCAGCCGTACCACCCGTGGCAGCACCAAAGACGAACAGGCGATCCATGTTGTTTTGGTCGTAATGAGTCCTGATGTTGATATCGCCACCGAGTGCGCCCGACTGAATCGTTAGGTTCGTTCCCGGCTCAAGGTAGAGATCGTTGGTTGCGTTTACGGTGGTCAGCCCACCAGCATCCCAGGCTATGTTCATCGTGCCGGCGGGATTGGTGGACTGCGTTGTGTACGGTGCGAGGCGGTTGCCTACTGGTGGATCACCTGTTGCCAATTTGCCTCCTCCGAAGCCGAAGATGTTTCCTAAAAGACCTTGCCAGAAACTCATCCCCCAACGGTCTGAGGGATTCCCAGGATGCTCTCAATCTTCGGGTCGAACTTGCTGATCTTCTCGCCCTTCCTCCCGCCAAAGTTCATCTTGAAGAAGGCGTAGCCTTTCTTCTTCAGCTTGTCGAAGGTGAGCTGTGCGGCTGCGATCTCGTCTTTGTCGTCCGGATCCCATTGCAGCTTGACGTCACCCTCTTTAATGTCCATGAACTTCAGTTCGTGTTTGGGTTTCTCAAGGGTTTCTAGGGTCATTGGTTCTCCTTTTGGTTGACAATAAATGAGTGTTAGGTTGACAAAAAAAATGGCCGCTTCAGGGTGTGTGAGTGGGCTTTCTGACTGGAGGAGAGAAGGTCCACCGCAAACGAAGCGACCATACTCATTATACCTTTCCTACGAGCAGCTTGGGCATATTCCCGGTTTCCTTCAGCACGGTCAGTCCCGGGACCAGCTTCTCGCCCACGGTCACCCCATCGGGTAGCATGATGTGGGCCATGAACTCCTCTTCAAAGGTGCTGATCCCGGAGTCGATAGCCTCCAGCTTCGCCTTTATGACCAGGGCCAGGGCGCGCCACCGCTGCCGACAGGATTGCTCCCAACGCCGATGAGCGGTCTCCGCTGCCAGGGGCTTACGCTGCCAATCGTTTTCGTGGCTGCTCATGGTAAATTCTTCGCTCTTTCGATCAGGCATGGGAAGTTTGAAGGCTATTTTGAGTTTCTCGATCTGGAATTGGACAAGAGCCGAGTCGTCCTCGATCCAGAACCCGAACCCATCGGCCCCATATCGCTGGAGAGTCCGTTCGATTTCGTTTCGGGACTTCTCGCTTGAGACTTTGGTGTTGGAAGCATACCGAGCCATTACAGGTCCAGGTTTCTCAAGATGGATTCTGTCTCTATTTCGATCATTCGTAGTCTCTGAATGGTCGTCACCAACTCAACGGCCAGGGCGCACTTGCCATTGACGGAGGTATGAATACTGGCGGGGACCAACTTTGCCCTGTCGTCTTCAATTTCAGGATTGCGCTCTCGAATGACAGGTCCCAACCTCATCTTCAAAGCCTCGACCTGTTTTTCCAACGCCTCCGCAACTTGGGAAAGGTTCTTCGTGCAGAGTTCGATAGAACCCACTTCTTTTGCTGCTGAAATGTCTGATTCACTCAATCCCATATCCACTCCTTTGAACGGTTTTGGCGTTATTCGGGGAGCCGCCGAACTCTCACCCCCGACGACTCCCCTACCTGTGAAGTCCCGGACACACGGCCTGCGTGAACATGAACCGTGAGACAGACTTCACTGGGGATACTAGCACAGGCGGGTGTGTATGTCGTTAAAAGAATTTAAGAGGGATCGTCGTCATGCCAATTCGTTTTGGCTTCAGCCTTCTGCTTCGGCGGGCTCATTATTTTAGACCAGAAGGTGAACGGGTGAGCGCCGGGCCAGAGAACATTTCGCGCGTGGCCCTTTCGATACTTCGGATCTTCCAGCCGCGACTTTCGTCGCCGCTCCTCTGACATTCGATCCCAACCCATATCAATTTAAGAGGGGGGTCATACGGGAATCGAACCCGCGTCACCTGATTGAGCGTCAGGTATCTTGTGCCAGTTAGACCAGGACCCCCCATTGGACGCTGTCAATTATAATTGACAGCTAGGGCGATGTTCTCAAACCACTGACGAATTGCCCGACGACCTCATCCACCTGGGGCCCATTCTCTCGAATAATGAAAGTGAGCGTGGTGGTTGTTCTAGGTTTACCCGGAACATCAGGTGTCGGCTCCAGCCAGATTACCTCAAGTTCATCCGAGAACGCGCTTTCATCCCCGCTGCTGTTCAAAGCCGTTACACGATAGAAAGTACTCTGCCCGAACACCACCGGACCGGGATCGGTCCAGGTGATGCAATCCGGTGTGCAGACGGTCAGCGGAGTATGAGAGACCGTCGCTACCTTCGTGAAGGCCACACAGGTCCCTGGACTCGGATTCGGGTCCGTGCATGAGGTTGAGGAACTGTAGGCCCCATACTCGACCGTCACCCCATCTGTGTTCGCGTCCCAAAAGAGCGGAGCGGGAAACTGAACTTGGTCCGCTTGCCCGAACGCTGGACAGCTTATAAAGAAAAGCAGAAGGAATAGCTTCCTCATACGGTTCCTCCTGGTCCACCTGGACGCGGTCCACTGGTCGGCGGTGTTGCCCTCTTCTCAATTTCCGACTTGATCACTTGAACGAGGCCCACAATCGCAGCACCAGCCGTACCGATGCCGAGCCACAGCTCAGGGGATAGAAAGATCCCTGCAGCCGTGAGGATGGTCGCCAAACCCTGGTATGTGCTTGGCTCCTTGAGCCTCGCTGCAATCCACTTCAAAAGTCCTTCCATGATTTCCCTCCTTACGTTGGTTGATCTTGTTCTTCTCCCTCTATTTTCTCTTGCTCGTCAATATATTCTTCCTTCACTTCCTCGATGTATTTGTCCAGTTCCTTCTCCAGCCGTTTCTTCCGGGGTCTCCGGATCCGCAGCAACATCTGTTCAGCGATCGTGTGGATCATTCCCGCGCTGTCCCCTCCGTAATGGGTCAGATACAGCCCGATGTTCGACGCTACCCACATGGCGCAATCATTCGGATCGATGCTCCCTTTGACCCACATACGCAACATCGAATCGGCCCTGCTGTGGTTACTCTTGTCCTTCACAACGGCATCCAGGATCTTCATGGCTGGCTCGAGGAACCTCGCGCTCTTTTTCAGCGACTCAACCGTCTTACCAGCCTTTTCTTTCCCTCCAACCGTCGATTCATAGATGGTGTCAGCGATACTCACCACAATTTCGATATCCGTCCTGGGTTTCACCGCAGCCGATTGGTGGATGATCCCCACCAGCATCCAGATCAGGAAGTCCACGGCCTCTTTGTAGTCCTCCCCGTAGAGCCTGTGGGTCACCGTGAACAGTTGCACCCCGAATCGCTCCACCTTCCACTCTTTGTGCTTCTCTATGAACTTGCTCATGGCTTCGATTCCGATCTTCAGCGATTGGGGTTCCGCGCACAGGATCATATCCTTGCCCCCCAACGCCTGTTTCAGTATTTCAGGCGGCAGCGGAGTCCCGGGACAGGCGCACGACATGATCGCAGCCAGGTCTTCGGCCGTAAAATCAGCTTTCGGCAACGCAATCACGGGCGGGAGCCCCTGCACCGAATACGTCGTGGGTGGTTTCTTCATCCTCTTGGACAGTTCAGCGACGATGGCCCCTATCGGCATCAAATCCACCATCATCAGGAGCCAGTATTTCCTGGAATCCAGAGCCGTGAACAGCTCGTCCTTGTCGTTTTGAGGGAATAGCTCCGTTATTCGGTCCATGAGTACAGGCGTATGTACGGAATTATAGCTCTTTCTTCACCAACTCGCCCTCAATCCCGTCAATCCCACGCTCAATCCAGCGCAGGGTGAGTTTGTTCGGCCGAGCAACTCTGTTGTTCGCATATCGAAACAAAGTCGTGTGCACCGGCCCCTCATCACCGTTGATTCGGTGCATTTCCCGGCACATCCTCTCCCAACTCCATTTCGTTCTTTTCTGTAGTTTGAGCAGCCTTTTCGTGATTTTCATCCCCTATCCTTCCCACTTCGACGTTGTGCAGCTAACATTCCCGCCGATATAACAATTATGTGATATTCAAAAGGGGGCTTCGTTGGTATCCCCCTCCTCGACAACGTCCTCTGCCTCCCCCCCCTCATAAACAACTATCCCTCCCTCCAGGGTCTTATTCAGCTTCGCCACTTGCAGGATCAGTTCCAGTAGCAACTGGCAGTAAACATCGTCACCAGCGTCCTTCGCCACCAAAATTTCCAATCGCTCTTTCAATCCTTCCATGTTTTCCTCCTATGTTTCATGTGAAACCTACCACCAAACCCCGATCATTCGTGCGGTCCTGTCGGGTGCTTCGTCTGCTGCGACGACCAGTATAGAAACTCGTCCAGTTGCCCTTGCGACGGTCGCCCTCCGGTCTGCGTGATCCAGTCGGCCAGCAATTCATCCAGCATCCGGTGTAGAAACACATGACGCCTCTTGTGCGATTCCAGGTCGTTGACCTCTCCATACTCAACGGGTGTCTTCTCTGCCATTGAACGCCCTCCACAGTTTCTTAGCCGCCTCAATGTTCTTCTTTCTCCAGGCTGGTGCGAACGGCCTCTCACACCTTTCCCCATCTGTCCACCGCTCCCCGCAGCGTAAACAGGTCCAGTCCCCCCCGTACCACGGATAATGCGCCAGCACCATCGGAGATTTCCGAGCGCAGGTCGAGCAGGGATTCCACTGGATCAAAACTAGGTCAGGTTGTGGCGCGCAGATGTGAAGATTCAAATCCCTATCCCGGTATCAGCATCGCTAACACTCCCCAAACTGTGGAGCTGGCCCATGATCCTAGCCGCCAAACCAAAACCATCTTTCACGCGCCAAGGCCGTTGCCGCGCTAGCCACGAGTGGCCGACCAGCTCCCGCCATCGTTTGAGCCTCTATACCCTATCACCTCTCGTAGAGGAATCACTAACACTCCGAACGCTGACAGACACTAACACTCCCAACTGAATCGCCCCGGCCCCGCCCACATTGAGGGGTATGGTCGGGCTGGAAAAACCCGCACGAGGCCCAGGGCGAACTCGGTTTCGCTCCCCCCGGCTGATCCTCTTGAAAAGAAGGGTCGGTCCCGGTAGTCCGTCCAGACCTTGCCTCTGAACACCCTGCGTAAAGTCTTCAACTTCGAGGATCAGGGCGCCACAGCCGGGAGGCATAGAAAACCCTACATCAGAAAGGTGTGTAGGTCAAACGCAGAGAGAAAAAATAAAAATTACTGTCCCTGGTTATGGGGTAAGGCTATAAAGGCCGACGGCGGGACTCCGGGGCCGCTGGAGGCTTCCCCGCTTTCCTGCTCCCCTCCTCCCTCCTTCTTCTTCCTGCTCGCTCTGCTCCAGGGCCGCTCAGTTCTGCGCCGGGGCCGGGGCCGCCGACCTGGTCCGAGCCACCGACCAGGCCGACCAGCTCAAGCGAAGGGCCGAGCTACGCCGAGCAGCTCCCCGCAGCAGGAGGGGGAGGCCGAGACACGCCGAGCAGGGCCGAGCCACACGCCGAGCAGATCCAGCCGCCGACCAGGGGCCGAGGGCCGGGGCCGAGATCCAGATCCGGGAGCCGGGAGCCGAGGGCCGACGAGCTGGCGGCGACGAGATCGGGAACCTATCGCCCTGGCCGGCAGGGGCCGAGCCTTACCCGAGACACGCCGAGCTGCTACGAGATCCAGACAACCAGGGGCCGAGCCAGTGCTATCGGGGCCGAGTCAGTCCCACGCTCAAACAGGGCTAGGCAAACCTACACACCTCCGGGGGAACGTCGCACCTGGGGCAACGTGGGGGCCGAGATCCAGCCGACCAGGGCCAGCCGACGAGGGCCAGGGCGGTGCGCCCTGGTTGAAGCTCACCCACACGCCGAGCAGATCCAGCCGACCAGCTCCCCGGCAGCAGCAGGCCCAGGGCGACGAGGGCCAGGGCGGTGCGCCCTGTTGAAGCTCACCAACACGCCGAGCAGATCCGAGGGCCAGGGCGGTGCGCCCTGGTGAAGCTCACCAACACGCCGAGCAGATCCAGGCCAGGGCGGTGCGCCCTGTTGAAGCTCACCAACACGCCGAGCAGATCCAGGGGCCAGGGCGGTGCGCCCTGTTGAGGCGACCAGCCACGCCGACCAGCTCCAGCCGACCAGCGACGACCAGGCCGACGACCTCCGGGCGACAGGTCCGAAAACAAGAGTAAACGGGACACGCCAGGGCCGAGCCACAGCCCAACAGAACCAGGGGCCAGCCGGGGCGAAATCGGGAGGGATTACGGGACAGACTTTAGCACCCCAATATGAGACAATAGGGCCAGTGGTTATCTCTAAGGGAAAGGAGGGAACAATGGACAAACCCACCAGCGCGAAAGCGCGAACCGTTTACCACTCAGCCGACCTAGTTGAAGCCAGGAAAGCCGAGCCACTCACCGAGCCAGCGGCGGCGCGTTTTATTCTTCGGCAGCTTGCAATGATCCGACCAGCCGACGAGAAAGACGAGTCAATGTTATCGCTGATTCACAACCTGACCATCTTAGGCAGCGGGGAATAACTCCCCACCCCCCCCGGTTCTTTCTACCTGGAGCCGGGGGCGAGGTCGCAGGGTAGGAGCAAGAGAGGAAATGAATGTTTGACGCAACGAAGGATGTAACACTCGCAGAGAAAACAGTGCTAGACACGGGAGAGACTCGCCTGACTGTTTCGGTGAAGCAGTACAACGGGGGAGCCGTGAAGGTGAGCATAGACAGAACCATCAAGACAAAGGGGGGCGCGTGGAAGTTTGCGAAGCTGCGACGACTCGCCGCCGATGAAGTGTTGCCCGTTTGTGAAGGGCTAACATGGGCAAGCACGACACTCGCAGCCGCAGCCGCAGCCGCGTGACGTTGTGCCACTGGCCCGGAGGTCTGACTCCCCTCCGGGCTGGCTTGCATAACGTCGCACCGATGCAGAAAGGAGGAACCACACGCATGAAAAACATAGTCGGAAAGTTTGTGCCAGGGGTAAACCCCCGGCGCGTAACTGAACAAGAGTTGACGGAGATCGCAGAGTGCTGCGCGAGACAAGGCCCGGACCTGGAAACAATCGAGGGCCACCTTCAGGGCGCAGCCGTCGCAGCCTTCGACCACTACACCACAGACAGCCCCGGTTATCAGGGGACGGTGTACGCGGTGATATGGCCCGGAGGCCCGGAGATTGTAAGCTCGTTTATTCGCGCCGAAGCGGGAGACTTGAAGATCATAGAAGCCAGCGACAACCCGCCCGAACCCGCAGCCCTGGAAACAGCCGGGGAAATTAGCGAGCTAGTCGAAGGGCTAGAAGCGAGTGGGCTAAACGTCCACATCATCGACGAGCATACAGACTTCAGCAAGCTCCCACCGTTGAAGTAAACAGGACCAACACGGCCCCCGCGCAACGCGGGGGCCAGGAAGGAAAACAGTTGACCGACACGCTAGAGACAGTAATCCGAATCATAACCGTTGTGCTGTGCTTTGCCGTTGCATGGAGCAGCACACTCTAACCAGGAAGGAATAAACCACATGAGTACACGAGCTAACATCAGTCTCCAATATCAGACCGAGGGGCAAGCGTTCAGACCTCCAGCCATTGAAGTGATGCTGTATCGGCACTATGACGGATACCCCGACGAGCTAGGGGCCGACATAGCCGAGAAGGTCATGGGCCAGCTCCGGGACCACCTCAAGCGCATGGACGGAAGGCCCGAAGGATTTTATGCAGGGCCGACCGTGGATTTTACTAACCTTGTCCGAGACTTCCTGACCGACTCCGAGGAACACATGGGCGACCAGCGCAACACCTACGAGATCACAACGGGAGTGCATGGAGACATAGAGCATTTTTACGAAGTGATCGTAGGAAAAGGGGAACGGTTGACGCTGACACACTCGGCGCGTGTGAGGTACGAACCGGGGGACGAGTGGTTGACCGAAAGGCGCAACACCTACACGCTCAACACCTTCATTGACATGGTGAACGACGAGCGCAAAGGGAGCAACGCAAGGATGAGAAAGCTCAAGGCAGACAACCCCGACAACCCGCACTATAAAAACATGGGGCTATA